TTGGTTTGGTAAGAGCAGTTTTGTCACCAAAGAGTGTAACACCCTGGCCAGGAAAATCAACAACAGGATTAACCCTTGCCCGATAAAGTTTATCACGATCTGCTTTTTCTGGACTAAATGACAGTTTAATCGCACCACGAACTGCTCCACGATTATAACCAGCTGGTGACCACCAAGGATCAGCAACACCATCAGTGTATGCACAAAGTCCACCAATATCACCATTTAACGGCACATGCCGATATACGTCATTATACTTATCATACATGTATTTGTATCCACTGTCATAAACCATATAAGATGAAGATGGACAAAGGTCATATGCAATTTGTACGTTTGAACACTGTTGGTTAGCAAGAGCAACCCCCACTGTTGCAGAACGATATGGAGAAACAAATCCTACACAATCTTTTCTCTCTTCAACAAGAGCAGTAATCATAGTAACAAAAGTATCCTGACCGGCCTTTGTATCAGCCACACCAGAACTTGGTCCACCTAATATTAAGTTGATATCAAGAGCTTCTACATCTGCAAACTTATCGTATGCAGTTTCAAGTTCTCCAGCAGTTACAGAATAATCATCTGTTCCACCAGTTAGTGTATCAATTGTCATTGGAATAACACTTGTATACGCAGAAGTTGTATCTGTACCCCAATTGGAACCACCAGAAATATGATCTGTCCAGTAAATATAATTGGATCCCTTGTGAATAACATCTGGATAATAATTAGAACCACCTTGAGCAGTTTTTGCAACAGGGTTTTTTGACAGGTTTTCCCACACTTCTAGAACACCTTTAGTTCTATTTCCTACCAGATCATTATCATATCCAGTGAGAGCACCTGTAGCATCGGCTATAACAATATGAAGTTCATCATTGTTGTTAGCAGCACGTGCTTCTGATGCCCATGCAGAAGTTCCAGGCGCAGAAGCAAATAAATCATAATATTTCCAACGCCGTCTTATGTATGAATTATCTGCAATATCAGTTTGTAAACCTCTTCCTTGTGGATCATCTTTTAGACGAATTGTTAATACATTAGTGGTTGTATTGATGGCAGTAACTTCATATTCATTCCAATCATCTATTGTAACCAAGCCAGTAGTGTCTGAATAGAAAGAGATTAAATCTCCTACATTAAACGCCCACCCAGTTTCATCTGCATTATCAACTGTGATTGTAGTATCGCCTGCACTTGCACTGGCATCATCAACTTGATTAGAACCCCCAAGAAGTTGTTCATATGATGTAGCAGTTGGACACATTTCTACACGCAGCGAATTGCCCCATGTTCCAGCAGAACGAGCTGCCCACTCACCGTGAGAGCCCTCTCCAGACGCAAAACTGTCTAAATAATGTTCATCATCTCTAATAAGAATGCCGCTATCTGCACCAGCATTTAATATGCTAGATTCTGCACGAACTACTCTTAGTTGATCGCCATATTGAAGAAAGTTTGCAGCAGTAAACCACCACTCAAAGTTTGACCCATTTGGCTTACCAAATATTTGTACCAATTCTTCCTCTGAACCAATTGAAGTTACCGAACTAACTGGTCCTTTTTGAAAGGGTCCAGCGACAGCAGCGATAGACGTAGCAACAGCAGGAACAACATTGGTAAGATCAATTTCTCTGACATGTACGCCAGGTGAAACTAAGAAACCCATATCCTTACTCCTTTAATCTTAGAGTTATTATCTACAGATATTTATAAAATCTACCTTTTACACAACATTTTTTATAAGTGTTATATCATATAAATAATAACATGAATATTCATTACGAAAAATATAAAAATACGATAAAGAAGGTGTCAAAAAGGAATTACCAAAAACGGGTATTTCTTCTTAACGAGTTTCTTACACAGAAATCTTGTATTCATTGTGGCGAGTCAGAGCATGTCTGCCTGAAATTTTACCCCCACGATGCAGAAATACGCAAGATATCTAAGAGAGTTGGAACCAGTGATGATTGTCGTAAAGAGGTGTTTCATCTAATAGATCAGTCAGTTATTTTGTGTTATAACTGCTACATTAAGAAACATCACGATTTGATTGAATTCATATAAAACGGATAATTTACCAATCTGTCCCATAATCTCGTACCACAGGCGACCAACGAGTACCGTATTCATCAACCATTTCACCTATATTTTCGTCTTCTAGGCCAGTAACCACAAATCCAAATGGGGCCATATCCTGTTCTAGTGCGTCTTGTTGTTCACGCATCATGGTTGCACGAATGTCTATATCTGTTAATTCCTTGAAATATTGTTGGTCACTAGCCCATGCAAATAGGAATAAACAAGATACCAAGTCATCTGTACACCCCTCATCTGCTTCAAATGAACTCCCCTTTACGATAAAGGTGGACAGTTCACTAATAGTATCCAAATCTTCTATAATGAGTTTATTGTCCTCAATCATTTGTTTCAAGTTAGAACACCCCATCTTTTTGACTGCTTTAGTAGTTCTTACCCCCAATTGTGCTTTACCCCCTGAAAACCCTCCACCAAGGACTTGTCCCGCACGACCTCGCATAGAAGCCATCATTAGGTTGTCATACTCCAAATCAAACTGTAAAGTGTTTGCTACCTGTTCCCCTATGTCGTTTACCTCTACCATAACGAATGCTTGATTATATGCTCGTGCAACATCGTGTATTTTACTAGGAAATAACAGGGGTTTAATCTCATTATCCCTATATTTTGCGACTAATTTGTATGGTATCTGGGATATATCAATAACTGTAAAAGCAGAATAGTCCCTAGAAGTTCCCCTTGACACATCAACTGGTATGATGTATGTGTGATTTTCTTTGGGTTTTTCGTATTGGTCCAGCCCCGCATTGGATTTTGTTGGCTCTCGATATGTGAGTTGTCTAAGTTTTGCTGGGGTGATGAGTGTATCAATAGAACCCAAAAACTCACATTCAAACTCTGTGTTGAACTGAGATTCAGAGGTGTTCTTAATCGTTTCCTCTTTCCATGCTACATCTCGGCCAGGAATCTCACTCCAATGAACCTCAATGGGAACATAACTATTTCTGCCTTCTTCGGCATCGACCCACATTTTATAAAACATATTCATGCCGTGGGGTGTAGATACGATTATTACCTTACTCGTTTGTCCAGAAGATATAGTGGGATATACTGAACTAAAAAATTGTTCTGCTACATTAGCAGGGACATAAGCGAACTCATCTAAGAAAATAATATTATAGGAACCGCCACGAACGGCACTAGCACTAGTAGACGAAGCCAAAATTTTAGAACCGTTTTCAAGTTCTAAACTTCCTTTGTTCCAAGTCATCACTCCTTGTTGTAACCACTTGGGTAAATGCTCGTATGCTAACTGTAACCGTCCCAAAAGATCACGAGCAGTTGCGGCCTTATTAGCAAGAATAGCCACATTCACTGTTGAGTTAAACAAAACATAGTGAAGTATGTATGCTATAATAATAGTTGATTTTCCAGATTGTCGAGGGAGTTTGCATATGGTGAAACGGTTATTGTGAAAAGTTCCCGCCATTTCCTTTTGAAAATCATAGAGATCAAATGGTATAAGTCCTTTATCCAGAGAAACGATTTTAATGTAATTCTTAATAAAGTAAATCGGGTCTTTCATACAACGGGCATATTCCTTAACCTCTTCCTTTGTCCACTCCTGAGCGACATTGGCCTTTTTGAGATTCGGGTTGCCTAAATAGACCTTATCTGACATTACGTCACTATATCAGGATTAACATTAAAAACCAGTTCCCGATTCCTTAAATGTTGTTCAGCGATATCGTCTTTAGATTGCCCTGTATATGTAACACCGTAATGATTCTCAATCATCCATTTATTTAAAGTAACGCCATGTGGTGCCGTACGGCCGGTGGCAAGTTCAGCTACAACAAACTCTCCAAGAATACGACCATACTTTCCCGCTTTATCTTTCTTAGTTCTGAGAATCTGAGTACTTCCTTCGGGAATATATTTCTTGACTATTTCCTTAGCCATAATTCCGTACTTCTTCTCTTCCAAATCTCTTGTGCGGCTCTCTGGTGTATCTATACCATACAACCGAATACGTTGTTTTTTCATCCACGTACCGAAACCAAGGTCGATATCTACATCAACGGTGTCTCCATCAACAACCCTAACAATCTTACATTGATACTCATACATCCGTTTTCCCTTTTAACATTTTTTGTAACTCTGTTGTAGAACCAACAAATAATGCGTTAGTTACATTCTTGGGAGCAGTGTTGGGAACATCCTGTAGTCTTTTCATCTTCTCTTGTAAGTCACCCAACTTTTCAGTAACCTCTGCTACTTGTTTGATAAGATTTCCAGCAACCTCATACCCCCTTGGATGCTCACCTTCCTTTGCAAGCTCCAATATGCCGTCAATTGCCGTTGAGCCCTTCTCAACTAAATTGTAAAATTGCTTTCTTTGATATTCATAATCATCTTGAATATCATCCATATCTTCTGAATACGTGGGTGGAGGAGTCATTACCTCTTGTGATGTGGATGGAAGTTCTTTTAGTGCTTTATCTACACCATCCCACACACCAAGTGCTTTGTCTATTTTTTTAGTCATATTATATAACTACTATTCATCCTCTCCTGTAACTGGATTATAGTCTTTTGCATCTTGGAAGAATGATACTGTTTCATTAAACCCAAAATCATCATCAGCATCAGCAGTTGTTGGACTTGGTGTGATTACAACCCTCTGTTCCCTCTTCGGAGATTGGTCAGGCATATCAGTATACTGATCCGCTTGAACAGTTTTGATAACCTTGCTAGATGTAACAGGCCCGTATAGATAGAACTTAGCAGAAAAAGCTAATGAATATATAATTGACCTTCTAGTCAGGAAATCCCCCTGATAGTCATCCTCATAACTTATATCATTAAGAATAATAGGTACATCTTTCTTGATACCCATATCTGACATATCGTTAATGGTAACAGTATAGTCTGGTTGAAAATACGGTAGAATTTGTTCTACGATTTGTAACGCATCATCAGACTGTTTTGCAAGAATGTATAAATCAAAATCTATATTATATGGTACAGGCATATATTGAGTATCAAGTTGATCGCTCCTAGAACCCTTTACCTTTTTGAATTTTTGAACACGATTAAGTTTTCTACTAGAATCATATGTGAGACCACTAATCTCAAAACCAATTCGAGGCAGTGTAACAGCAGCTGTCTTAGAAAGGTCTGCATCTTCATTCAGTCGAACAAGAAATTTCTGCCTTGGCCCATATGCAAGAGGAACCTTCATAGTTTGTTGAATTGCTCCATCATTATCCTTACGAACCAACTGAATACTATTAAAAATTGTTCCGAATGAAACAACCACATTACGAATAGTTTCGTGGTAAAAGCTTTGTCCTAACATTAATCTGCGCTCCCTGCATCACCAAATGGATTCGACTCACTGAAGTCTAGTATTGTATCATCCAGCGTATCGAATAACTCGTTTTGAGATGTTTTGTCTGTAACCATATCCCCTATTATATAGTCTTCTGCAATAAGATATTCATTACCAGTTTCAAGCAGAATACTTTCACCAACTGAAGTTGTATCATCTTGGCCAATTATATTATCACCATCATTGGTGGAACTAGCATCTGTACCATTCATAATCAATAAACCAACACCACCTTGGCCATCAAAATCCAATCGTATATTTTCATTGACAGCAGAAGATTGTTCCAAGGTAATCTGGTAAAGAGAACTTACAACCGATAGAGAATCCTCAATCGCATCAATCGCAGCAATACCCGTGTCAATAACTTCAGAGCTGTAATCATATAGGCGACATCTCAACTTATAAACAGGATTATTCTCTAACTGATGGAATGGTTCATCGTGGTCAACAAAATTTATCTGAAACAATTTGCCAAGTTTGGGGTGATAAATTGCATCCCCCTCATATGGTCTGTCAGAATCAGTTGCATCTGTTTCATTGGTAATATAAAACACCTCTCCTTCTAACTTAGAGGAACTGTCTAGTGTACCAGCTTCTAATAAGATAGACCCAGAAGACGTTGAATCTGTTCCTGTCTCAATCTGAATTTGTTTTGTTTTCAATTGAAAACGAGTTTTACTAACGACAAAAGTTGCTTCACTTAGATTTTGCAAACCAAACTGATTCATCAATTCTTGTTCACCAGCATACCCCCCGCCAGAATCTTCCATGTACATTTCTATTGGGGCTTGTGTATGAAATTTCGCAAGAGAATCATCCCCCATAAAAGTGTCTTCAGCAACAGCAGTCCTATCCAGATAATATACATCATGGCCGTAAATCTGAATAGCCTCTGCAACTAAATCGCTGTATAGATTTTGTTCTGTTGCAACAGCAGTTGCACCACTTGTATGGAAATGTTTGTTGACAGCCATATTATCCTACCATATAATCCACAGGGACTTCAAACATCAATTGCATTTCTTCTTCTAATTTTTGTTGTTCGTCAAGTGCTTGGGTATAAATGGTTTCTCCCTCCATTGTGACACCACCTAACATCGCAACTCCACTGAATTTTGATAAGTTTGCTCCCCACTGTTTTTTAATTAAAGTTGTAGCATATCTTTTAAGGAATATATCATCATAAATGTCTGTATATGTTGTTGGGTCAAGTTTACGATAACACTCTACAATAATATAATCACTATCGGCAGTAAAATCATTTGCCCAATCTGCATCTATATACAAACGGTTTTGGTGTTGATTAAATCGTAGCGGAACTTCGCCAACTAGAATATGTTCCAACAAATCAAGATTGTCCATCGCCATTTGATATTGTATAACAGAAGTTGAGGAAAGGTCAAATAGGTCATTTAGACGTAACTGATAACGGATATCAAACATACTGCCGCCACCACCTGTATCTGTAAACGGCCAAACCTGTATTACAGACACTACAGCGCTAGGTAAGGGAATATAATTATTACCTTCTAAAAAATCAGCAGTGATTGAATTATCTACTGTATCAGTGCCAGTAGTTGTTGTGTTTGCTCGAGCTCGTGTGACCTCAGCAGTAGTTATAAGATGCTTAAGATACATCTTCTCAATACCATCGTAATGATACTGAGCAAAATACTGTAATGCTTCGTCTATTCTGTCATCGGCTTGATCATCTGATATATTAATATCAATGACACCATCACCAAGTGCTCTTAGACAATAACTTTTAAATGTTGCTTTAGTTGTGGGTACAGCCATGAATATATCCTTTTTATATATTTATAATATTTCTTTTATTATAACACTAGGACCAAACTCAACACCCACTCCTGTTGTTTATTTTTCTTCTGCTATTTTTTGCAACAAAGATTTAATCTCATGCATTTCACACTTTAAATGATTAATCTCTCTCGTTGTTTCCCTTATTTCATCTCTGTGTCTTTGTGCTTCATCAGCCCTTTTCTTCGCAATCTCATATGCTTGTGTATTTGTGTTGAGTATCGCTTTAGAAGTATTATCTCTCACTAAATCTGTATGTCCTTCAACCTTTAAATACTTATTGTTCATTTTATATCCTTATGTCGCCAATGCTAAAGCCCTTAAACTCTTTATCCTTGGCGGCCTTGCTGAATTTGTTGACATCATCACAATTTTAATTTGGAACGAAATAAACTCTGATAATGCAGTACCAATACCATCATCTGTAACACCAGCAGTATATTCATATTCATTAAACTGGTCTAAGGTTAAAGATGGATTAACTGATACATCTGGGCCGCCGGAACCATCAATTGAAACAGTAGAGTCTGGATTGAAAAATTCATAAGGCAGTTCATCAAAATCAGAAGCATCATCTACACCCAAAGTTTTATACAAGAGTTTAATATCAGCTGCATTGTCTCTATTAGCGTCCAAAAGAACTCTTATAGATGTGGCAGGTGTTTCAAGAGTAATTTTTTTGGTTAAATATATTGCTGCATTATTATCACCATCTGGTTCTGTTAATGAATTATATTTTGTTGTCGGATATATATCCCCCTGTGCATCAATTTTATTAATTCTATTATGAACAGTAACAAAAGACATTCTCTCCGTATCTATAACAGGAGACAAACTATCAATCTTACTTGATAAAGTCATCGGCACCACAAGAGATTTAGAACCGCTCATCTCATTTGTTTCATTAATTCCAGATGCAATTATGTTTGTGGTATCCCAATAATGATTATCATTTAATGGAACAGTTATAGCATTAGCAGCACTGGTTTGAACAAAAGATTCTTCACTTCCACTTGGGCTTGTTCCTGTGGTATTTCTAACTGTAGAAGTTAAAGTTGTTCTATTTGGCACCATCGTACCGATATTTGTAGTTGAAACATCATACTGATAATTTTCTGTAAATGTGACATCAGACCCACCAAATGTAGCAGAACCACCAGAACCATCAACAACAGGTGTCGTTGAAAGTGTTATGGTATAAGTATCGATGTTGATATTTGTTATTGTAGTGTGTGTTTTATTAATTTCTGTCAACGGCACTTTATGAAGTTGATACAGTTTTACTGTTGCACCGTTAGCATGAGCAGCAGCAGTAGTGCTGTTTGTTCCACGGGTTGCACCTGTTATGGCTTCGTCAGAAATTGATGTATATTCAATAATTTCATCATCAATCATTATGAGCCATTTTAATGATCC